TTTTGTTCAAATCCTCCGTCTGCGCCTTGTTCGGGTATATCCGTATTTTTATTCCTCTGAGCATTGGTTCCTTGGTTTGGGTTATTATATAACCCTCTTATAAATAAATATCACGCTGTTTTAAAAAATGACTTAAATTTTAAAAGTTTTTCATATTATTTCTTAGACTTTAAACGAACTGTTCATAACCCTTTCCTGTTTGATATGAAACACAAGACATCAATTAATTTTATTTAAGATTTTGCTTGAGCAGTTCTTTAAGTTCGTTAATGTCGTTCTTCAGCGATTTCACTTCATTTTTAAGCTCCTTGACTTCATTACTGTCGTTGTTTATGTTCACGTTGACTGGTGATGACGGCACCACTCGCCTGTCGTTTCCATAGTAGCCGTTTTTCCATCTGTCTTCAAACAACTGGTATCTCATCATGTTGGCTTCATAGTTTTTGGAAGCTTCATCTTCCAATAGTTTGTTGTTGATACGGTTCATTCGGTCAAGGTCAAGTTTTGTGTTGATGAAATTATCGACAGCGCTGTCGCCAATTCCACAATATTCAGAATTAAGCTGACCTGCCTTGTATTGTTCAACAAGCATGTCGACACGGCGTTTTTCTTCGTCGGTCATTTGTTCATAAGGGACATAGTCCTTGATGTTGTCGTTATTCATTGTTTAATTCTATTTATTCCATTTATTTGCGTCAATAATCATGTTGAAATTGTCTTTCACTATACAATCAAACACTTTTGTTTCACTGGTATATATTTCACCGTCCAACCCATATTTGTCAAATCCGTCCAGATTTTTATCGGTTTTTGAATCCGAATATTCAACACATTTGATTGGTTCCGTATTCTCCAGGCGTTCCACATATTCAAACATAGCGTCAATCGTAAGGAATTGAGCAATCTGGCAACCGTTTACAAACAAATCAACTACATTGTCATCATGTATATAGCAAGTATAGCGTTCTGGAACACCGTTATAATCACACCAAAGGTTGAACCAGTTGAAATTTGGTTTCAGGACTTTTACGTTGTTTTCAAAATCAACCATATAGCCTGGTATGAAATCCCACCCATGATTCAACATTTCGGTAATCAAAGCAAGCTGACCATATGTCAAAAATTTGATATTTTCCCCATAAATCTGAGGAAGCAAGATGGTGGCAACATCTTTGTTTGTGTATTTTTTTGTCTTATATGTGACACCATTGATTGTAAACACTGTTTCTGCCTTCATTTATTTTATGTATTTAACTGTTATATCGCGTTTTGCAAACATTTGTTCAACATTCTCAATATTATCGCCGAAATGTATGATAATCCTTGGGTCTGGATATTCTTCGGCATTGTCAAGGTTTTCATAAGCCAGAGCAACAATATCGTCCCTGGAATCCTGCATGGAGAAACAGCAGCAGTCCTGAGCCAAATCAAGCAACACGTCTGTCTTGACCTCAACCACATGGCTATACATGTCTTCATCCAAGTCAATCAGTTTTCTTGGGACGACGCACGCTGGCATGTCGCCCCAGCCTTCAGCAAACACTTCTTCTGGCTTATCAGACACATAAATGTGGTATATGTTCATACCATCAATTTCCGTTCCGAGTTTCTTGACATAAACCACAGCATTGGCTTCTTCCACTTCAAATTCGTCAATTGCCATATTTAGTTATATTTTTCTTTAATATTTAACAACCCTCACTTATTATAATTGCGAAATCTTTTTCAAAATTAACATACCATCTAGTAAAACCAATATCAAATGTAATACCACCTTCTTTTAATTTATAGCAATCCGACACTGGCGTTGTATTAATTATTTTATTTTCTTTTAATATTTTAATTTCATTTTCAGTTAATTGATAAGGTTCATATTCCTTAAAAGTACTATATGTGAAAAGGTCAAAATAATTAGTGTTTTCTGTAATAATTTTCATATATTTTCTTTTTTATCTTCCAAGAAATTTTTATAAATACCGAAATGTTTAATTTTGTCCAAATCTTCAATTGGCACCAAAACTATAATGTCTTTTCTGTTTTCCCTTTGATATGCAATATAAGGTTTTTTAGGGTTTTTGTGTACTGGATGTTCCAAGTCAGTGTTTTTCTTAATCAGTTCCATTAATTTGTATCTCTGGAGGAATAAGTATGAATCAATCGCTTCCTGCATAATATAATCATGTTTACTTGAAATCATAATACCATATTTAGCGAGATTTTTAACCATTGGCGTTGCACTACCTGGGTCACCATTCACATTCTGTACTTCAAACCATTCAGCAAATTTACTTTCTTTTGTATCACTTCTGGTTATTTTCTTTGGGGCCTTTTTATCTATTGCACACAAATAACCTTTAGGTGATTCCCAAATTAAATCAGTGTGGCATTTTACATCAATTTCTGGTGTGGTGTGATAACATTTGCCACCGAATGTATTTACAATTACTTTTGCAGCTTCATCCTCGTCTTTCTTGGCTTCCGTAATATATTTTCCATATTTTTCCTTGAATTCATCGCTTGTCATTTATTAGTTAGACTTTAATCCAATTATTTTTTCATAATACTCATTGTCAATCTTGATGATGTATCCCATCGGAGACACGCCGACACCCAAGGTTCTGATATTTGTGAAACCGTTTTCCTCGGTAATCATCGATTCGTCTGGGGATATGCTGCCTTTGTATTTCTGACCGTAGTTTTCAGTTTCAAATCTTTTTGTTGCTGGGTTATAATCACCCCATTTTGTTAGTTCATCGCTGTCAAGAGCCTCGACGAAATATGTTTTGCCAGTTTTTTGTGACTTGACAATAAACCTGCCCGTTTCATCATTGTTGATTAAGAATCTTTTGGTTATATCTTCACTCATCATTTCTTGTAATATTTTTCAATAATGACATCCGCAAGACTAGCACACAATTCAGCTTCAAAGTCAATAAAACAGTGAAAATGGTTTCTCAAAGTGTCGTATAGATTTAAAAGATTAAGTTCATAAATCTGACATTCAGTAAAGTTATTCTCTTCACAAATAGTACAAACTTCTTTCTTTTTTTCTTTAAAATAGTTATTAAACCAACTACCAAAAACGTCTTTCATTTTTATTTCTTTAAGAGCATTAATAATAGTTTCACTCATGACAGGTTCCTTTTTTTCCAGGCTATTGTAAACTCTCCTGGTAATAGGGAATAATATTGTTGCTAAGTATTCATCGTTTTCGGATAATTCATCCTTTGTTATAAAATAATCGTATAGACTGTCATAAGATATAATCAAATTTTTTATATCATTTTCATTGTGAATGCCGTCCAAAAACCCACTATTCTTCCAAGCAACACTATTCTCATTATTTTGTTTCAAAGTAGTTAATTCTGATATCATAATATTGCGTTTTATTTTATTAATTCTTTTTCTTTTTCTGATTTAATCGTTTGATTTGCAATCAACTCCTTATATATTACCTTATCAAACATGTCTTGACTGATGGAGTCGGTAAATAATTGGTAAATACACTCAACGTCACGGGTCTGGGTTAAACGGTATACCCTATCTTCAGCCTGTTTATTTGAGGTACTTGACCAACTGTATGAATTAAAAACTATTGTTTTCGATACTGGAAGGCTAAGACCAGTGCCGCAAGCTTCAATTTGTCCGACAAACACCATGACTTTAGGATTGTTAAGAAATTCATCTTGTGCCTTGTCTTTTTGTTTTGTTGTCATTTTACCGTTATATACAACACATTTTTTCCCATAGTGTTTTTGGAATTTATCCATTTCTTCCTGGAAACATGTGATTATTACAACCTTTTCATTTTCACTTAAATATTCATCAACCAAGTCAATTGTATGTGCAGTCATTTCTTTAGCCAGATATTGTCTCACAAGCATACCTTCAACCAATTGGCGGTACTGTTCACTGTCATATTTGCCGACATTTTCCTGTGCCGTTTGATATTCATTCCATAATCTGTCATATTCAACCTTTTGTTTGTCATCAAGGTCGTAATATTTTCTCAAAACGGTCTTTCCGACCATTTCACCCGTCTCAGAAGCAAGTCTCCTGATGTAAATATCCTTGATTCTTTCCCTTAATTCATCCAGATTTGTGGCATCGCCGCTTTTGATAATGGTACGCCCGTCTTTAAGATGGATTTCCTCGCCGCCACAGTAACGTTTGACAAAATAGTTGTAGTCCCTTGTGATGTCGGCGTCGATAAGCTTAAGAATATGATAAAGATTGATTGGTCTGTTGGTCAACGGTGTGCCAGTCAACAGGAAAATTGCCTTTGGATTTGATTTTCTTAGAAAATCGTAGATAGTTTTATAACGTATGGAAGTGTTGTTTGACAATTTCTGCGCTTCATCTATGATGACACAGTCGTAATTTTCCCAAAATAACGGTGATTCACCCAATGCTTTCTGAATGTCGGCTTTTTTCCTCGATTTTTGCATCTTCTGAACCAGTTTACCTGTGTTTTTGTCTTTAACCATAACTGGAACACGGAGTGTTTCAACAACCCTGCCGTCCTGACCGTACACCTCTTCAATTTCGAACACTGGTTCCATTGGAACTTCATAGAAATTGTCGATAATATCATAGTTAATCAACGTGTATTTTTTGCCTGGCGTCCATTTTGAACCGTTGACAATCTCGATATCCTCTTCTGGAACATAATAAAGCAAGTCTTTTTTCCACCCAGACTTCAACGATGCTGGAGATATAATTAATATTTTTTTATAGCCGCCAGCTAATGAAGATATGATTGCTGACGTACTTTTTCCTAACCCCATGGAGTCTGCAAGGATACATTTTTTGTTGGCTACAAGGAATTTTACTGCAGTTTTCTGATGCTCCTTGAGTTTTCTCCCGTTTGCCGACGGCATGTTGTCATAAACGTCAAAATCGATGTCAAGAGTGTTATAGTCAATGTCAACAAGCTTGTCAAGGATATACCGTTTTTTGAGATACAGCAACTGGGAACCATTTTTCGATTTGACATATCCATGATAACTGCCGCCCATTTCACCGATAATCCTGGTGATATGGATTTTGTCTGGAATGAAGTCAAGATTGAATTTTTCTTTTATGGTTTCCCCGAGTTCTTTTGCTATTTTTACGTTTTTGTTTACCTCGATTGGGTCGTAATCATAGTTTTTTAATATATATTGGACACCGAAATCCTCAAGGATAAGCCTGTTGTTTTCATACAACGACTTGTAATAACGGATTTGGTTGTTCGTGCCGTCATAGGTTTTGAGAATTTCATATGCTTTACTTACAGTGTTAGTTTTCGCCATAATATATAATATATATTATATACAAGTAATATACAACTTTTTTTGGTATCCAATGATATTTATATAAAAATCTGAAAGACATGCCCAACAACACATACACACCCGTTACCAGGAACAACATGTTCTATTCCAAGGAAGACTTTGACTTGGAAATGGACTTGGTTGAGGGGTATATGGAGGAGGACGTTAACCAGACAGTGGTGGTGTACCAGGTTGACAGGAAAGCCACCCAGATTAACGACATATACAAGGAAACCAACACAACAGTCCACTTTCTGCCGCCAGTCGAGATACCTTGTCTGTACGAGATACAAGACCAGACCCTGAAATCATATGAATCAAAAACACAGACTGGTGTGTATTCGATAAGCGGCAACCTTAAACTGTATGTGAATCTCCTGTCATTCCAGAAATACGACTTTGACATAAAGCGCGGCGACTATATCGGTGTGCTTATTGAGGAAAACAGAATGTATTATTGGGTTGTGACCAATGACGGCAAAGTCAACACAGCAAACCAGTTGGTGCTAGGCGCTTACAAGACAGGATTCAGGATTATAGAGGCTGCCCCAGTTACCGACGCTGAATTTAAAGCGTTATAATTCATTAAATTAAGTTTGTTTTTTTATGAGAAGCTTGAATATGAACAGAAATTATTATGGGGACGGTCAACGTCTGCTTTTTCAGGAAAATGAACTGAAAAACGCGGCTATTGTACCCAATCCTGTTGAATATGAAGACATAGACAACGCTTTTTATAAATATTTTACAAACAATCTGGTGATGACTGACGAGGACGGGAAAAAATTCGACACATATACCTTTTTCAGCAGCCAAAGGTTCAGTGAATTCTCGCAGACATGGGGTCATGACGACGAGGATGGTAATTTGCTTATGAACTTTTTCACTATAACAAGGGAAAACAACCCGAATTGGGGCAATTTGTATGGTGGCAGTTACAATATACCTGGCAATAACAGGTTTACCGTTTTGATGAGGGACATTGTGGATGATACTGGTGTCGAATGCTACGAAATAACGTCGATGAGCCAACCGTTACAGACTGACATAAACTACAGGTACAGCATCGTTACAGCCAAGTTCAAGTACCTTAACGAGTTCAATGTCAAAATGAATTCAATGTTCAGTTCAAGACAGTGTTATTTGTGTGTAAACGGGCATTTCATGCCAATGACACTTGAAAACATAAGCGATGTCACAGATTATACAATAGACGGTCGTAAATTCTATTCACAAACAGCTGACATAACACTAATGTCGTATATCATACCAAAAGATGACATAAAGGTAAACATAGTACCAAAACGGAAAAAAGTGACGACAAATCTCAGGGACTACAACAAATCAGTTGTCACAATGGATTATGAGGGCGATTCGGAGGAAAGTTGTTTGTTAAAAGTAAAGTTCAGCAAAAACGTTTCAAAAACGACTTTTACACTGGAAGACAAGTGCAGACTGGAATTGGTCAGTAAGGACAATGCCAATAAGGTTGTAATGTTGGTCAACGGTGAAGAAACAAACATCAAGTCTGGTTTTGTGAAGATATGTCCGAATGATGAAATCACAATCAAGATTGTCCAGCCGAACAGATTGAAGTCTTCCGAACTGGTTTTTAAATGTGATTTAATTTAGATTGAAATTTATTTTCAAAAATCCATTACTTAAGTCATAGGTCCTTATACTTTAAGTCTAAATAAAAAATAAAATATAATAAATATTTTATTTTTTTACTTATATCTAATATACTTTAGTTATAAGGACCTATAAAAGAAAAATATAAAAAAGAAAATTTTTTTATTTGATGGAGAATAACCAGAAAACATTAAGTGTCGGCGAAGTTTTGACTCTTAACGACACGATAAACATGTTGTTTGAAGAACATGTCAAATATCCAGTGAACATCGGGTATAAACTGTATCGATTGAAAAACGAACTGAATGAAATCAGTGAATATTCAATAAACCGTATTGTTGAAGTACTACCAAATATAGTTGAAAACAACAAAGAATTAAGTGATACTGATAAAGTTATATACCAAACGATTATTAATTCTCCAGTTGACATTGACACATACGGGCTTACGCGCGAGGACATTTACTGTATTGCAGGAAACGGTTCAACGGATAATCCTGTGATTGATGTTGTTGATATCGGAAAATTGGAGCTGTTATTTTAGCGCTTTTGATATTTATCTGATATTTATATTATATAATAATAATAATTTAATACGATATGGCTAAAAAGAACAATACAAGAAGAACTCATGTTAGTCCTGGCATATTCTACAAGGAAACAGTGCTTGAGTATGCAACACAGTCTTTGGGTATCACTACGCTTGGTCTATCAGGAGAAACTGTAAAAGGTCCTGCTTTCCAGTCAATACCAATTGAAGATTGGCGTGAATTCCAATCATATTTCGGTGGAACAAACCCACAGAAATTCCGTGGTTCTCAATATCCAAAGTATGAACTACCTTATATAGCCCAGGAATATTTGAAACAGTCAAAACAGCTTGAGGTTGTGAGGGTACTTGGTCTGTCTGGTGTTAACGCTGGTCCTGCATGGGTGTTGACTGCCACCAAATACAATACCGCTTCAGGATATGTGTATGACCAAGTTATTAACGAAGAAACCAAAGAACCAGAAACGCTTGACAACCTGTTTGAGACTGGTATGCTTAAGGAAAATGGTTTTTATAGAGGTGAAAATAATGTTACTTTGACTGTCCCTCAACCAGTTACTTCAACTGAGAATGCACCAGAAACCGCTTGGTTTGCTGACGTTCATACCAACACAAGTCTAGGCATATATTATTTTGATGAGAATTTTGATTCACAGTTCAACGGTCTTCCATATGGTTTGAGAAAGCATTTCAACGATGACCCATCCGAACTTAGAAAATATGCAACTGACAATGAACTTGGCGCAATATGTGTAATTGACTTAGGTTCATCGGTTGACAATACCATGGTCAAGGACGGTAAAATTGCTATCATTTATGAAAAAGACGCTGAAGGTAAAGTTGTATATGTTTATGATTCAAGTGATACTGATGACAGCAAGCCATTGGAAGATGAGTCATATAAAGATAAGTTTAAACAAGTTAAAGTTTATACCGAAACTGACGGTGATGGTGATAGTGTGACATATAGGTATATCATATTACCCAAAGAACAATTCAATGAATGGATTGGTAGTGATGTGACTTATGATGCCAACTACAATTTCAACACAACAACAATACACGCTTATCAGTATAATTACACAAACCAAGATGAAAGCGGCAACACAATCATAGAAGAAACTGGCAAGTTCCTTAAATATGAACTCAATACCACACAGCAAACTGTATCTATTGAAGATACTGAAGCTGAATTTGACAATGTTGTAATCGGTATTCTCCGTTCACGCGGCGAACACAAAAGAGCTGTCGCAAACGGTGTGGACGAATGTGGTAACCCAGTATACAAATACGACGGTATTGAATATTACGCAAAGAAAGTCGAACTGGTTCCAAGCACAACACTTAACCTGAACGATGACTGTACACCTGGCTACAACACTGTGACTGGTGATTTCAATGCAGATGCTTCAAACTACGGAAAATTCACCATCAACGTGGATTCCATTAAGGGTTGTGAATTGTGTGGTATCGATTCGTATATCAAACACTCATATTCAGTTTCACTGAACCCAAGCGACAAAAACTATATCACTAAAGTACTTGGAACTGACCCAGAAGTCGGTGATGCTGACGTGTATGTTGAGGAACTTTATGATGTCGCGCTTGAACAGCTGATTATGGCAGGTGAAATCAATGCAATCAACAGCGAACTGGTAAAATTCCCTTCAGTGAATATAATTCCAGACCATAAGCCAGTTGATGACCTGTTGACACTAGACTCAAGCAACCTTACCAAAAAACACATGAGAAAACGTTATCTCTACACTTATTCTGAATCCGCCCAAAACGGTATCAAAGTACGTGTAAGCAGCGACAACGGTACCACATGGGAAGAAAAAACTGGTTCGGTTGGTCATATTTACACAGTTTTGTCATGGAACAATCCTGAAACTGGCAAGAAAGAATATTTCTACGGTGAATACAGTGACGATGCTGAATATCTGCTCATGTACAACTACGAAAGGGATGTTGTGAGAAACGACTATATCTTGCGTAACACTGTGAAATGTGCTTCTGATGACATGTATTACGTGTATGTCGATTTCGACGAAACTGACACAGCCAATGAAGGCGATGTCATGCCAATCACGTTCGACCTGAACAACTATAAGGAACCGTACCGTTATTCTTCAACACCTTGGATTGTGTCTGAGGTTAAAGGCAGCGGTGAGAACATAAAACTCCACAAACTTTTCAGATTCCACACGATTTCTGATGGTAGCAACTCAGTCAATGAAGTGAAGGTTTCAATCGAAAACATTGACCCAGATAGCGGTTTGTTCGATGTTTCAATCCGTTCATTCTACGATACCGACCTGAATCCTAACATTCTCGAAAGATACAGCAGATGTTCACTTGTTCCAGGTGAAAGCAACTATCTCGGACTTAAGATTGGTACTCTCGACGAAACATATGTCAGCCAGTCTGCCTATGTGACAGTCGAAATCAACGAGGATGACATTACAATGCAGTCAATACCTTGCGGCTTCCTTGGATATCCTGTGAGAAACTACAATGGTCTCGGTCTGTTTGAATTCGCTAATCCGAACGAAAAACTTACCACACCTTTGAAACAGCCTTATATCAAGTTCAATAACACAATTGACGATGAACTGAGAGCCAAAAAACAGTATTTCGGTATGTCAGACCTTATCGGTATCGACGAAGACATACTTTCATACAAAGGCGTTGAGGCTTACAACGACGACCCAGACTATCTGACTCCTTGCTTCCACCTTGATGCGCGTATACTCAACGGAAAACCTATGTATGACAGCCGTAAAGGTGTGTATTTTGTTTCGGACGAAAACAACAACAAACAAGTGGTTGATGTTGACGGAACCACTGGCTACACTTGGGTTACTGTTAGCATGGCTGAAACGACTGACGCTGGCATTGAACCGAGAATCGGCACAGATGATGTTATGGAAGGCACAATCTATGAAGATAAGGCTTACCGCAAATTTACCCTTTGCTTCTACGGCGGATGGGACGGTTGGGACTATTACAGAACTTCCCGTTCGAACGGTGACGATTTCCGTGCGAACAAATACAAGGGTTCAATCAACAAGATTAGCGGCGACGGCACAATGTTCTCATATGTCAAGGATTCCGAACTTTACGGTTTCGACAGTGCAACCAAAATCATAAACTCTGACTACTACGCATATCTTGCTGGCGTCAAACAGCTGGACAATCCGAAGACGGTGTCAATCAACTTGTTCGCAACTCCAGGTATTGACTATGTCAACCAGACGCTTCTTGTTGAAGAAATTATCAACATCATTGAGGAAGACAGGGGTGATTCGCTTTATGTTGTGACAACTCCTGACAAACCTTTCGGTGCTGGTGACAGCAAGATTGAAATGTATACTCCAGAGGATGCAGTAGCAAATCTTGAAGCAACTGAAATCGACACGAACTATGCTTGTACTTATTATCCTTGGGAGAAATACTATGACAGTGCAAACAATCAGTATATCTATCTTCCAGTTACCCTTGACGTGGTTCGCAACATGGCTTACACCGACAATATCAAGTATCCTTGGTTTGCATCGGCTGGCTGGAACCGTGGCGAGATAACAGGTGTTGAACCTAAACGCAAGCTTAAACTTGGCGAGCAGGATACCCTTTATGAGGGCAGGATTAACTTCATCAACTCGTTTGCCAAGGAAGGCGACAAGATTTGGGGTGACAAGAACCTGCAGGTTGCTGACAATATAATGAACAGGATTACCAAAAGGAGACTTCTTATCCGTCTCAAAAACCTGCTCCAGAATGCTTGCATCGGTCTTATTTTCGACCCGAACGACAAGACAGTTGTTGAATCGTTCAGAAGCAGTGTCAAGGCAGTGCTTGATGATGTGAAGAGCAACCGTGGTATCTATGATTATAGGATTGAAGTTGACGACAGCGACGAGGCAAGAGACAGACTTGAGCTTCCAGCCAAAATCTTCATCAAACCTACCCAGATACTTGAATACATTGATATTCAACTTGTTGTAACTCCTGCTGGTGTGCAGTGGTCATAATCAATGGGTATCAGACAATAAAATTAAAGCCCTGCAGGAATGCGGGGCTTTTTGTTTTTAACTATATTTGTTTATTTATTTTTCAAATAGTTCCTTAACAATAAGGACACTAATCATGGTAACAAATATTGCTTCAACATCTATTGTTGTACACGAATACCGTCTTTCGTTGTATTTGTCTTCTGGATGATAAGCTTTTTCAGGATTTTCTTTTTCCAACCTTTCATTGATGACATTCATGTTTATTTCATGAAAATCAAAGTCAATTATTTTCATGTTTTTGTCAACATAATCGAAAATTATATTGAAAATTTGTTTGATTCTATTAATGCTTGCCTTGAAATCTTGGTTGTCGGTATAATCACTGTTCCAGTAATCATTGTCGATGATATCAGATAAAGTTGAATTGATAAGAAAATCAATATAGTCTTTTGTATCAATTACTTTGATTTCATTGTGTTTTTCATAATATTCAACAACCGTTCTGCGAATAATCGGGAAAATAATCGTCGCTATCCATTCCCTGCATTCCATTTTTAGGACTGTGTGTTCTGAATCTTCAACTTCCTCCAAAACTAAGGCTTTTGCCATATTTTCAAATGCCCATGACAGCTTAAGTTTCAATTCTTCGTTTTTAATACCGTCGGTAAATCCGAATTTTTCCCATCTTTCTAGAACTTTTTCATCAGACGGTGTTTCGAAATTTTTTAATTTAATATTACTATTCATAATGCTGTTATATTTTAGTTATATAAAGCAATATAAACAGATAAGAGAAAAAAATCAACACATTATTAGTGTGTTGATTAATATTTCAGTATGAAATTTATTATTTGTTGAGAAATTAGAAAGCCAAAATGCAATAAAACGGGCGTAAGGTCAATTCGACAGTAGCGATATCGTCACCAGAATAGTCGAGTTCGCTGAACTTGGCTGAAGTAATCATAGCCTCTTTTATAATCCACTGCGAAACAGCTGTACCAGTAGGGTCAAGCATTTCAAGAATCAAGTCTCTTTTGTAAGCTACTGCATAACCCTGACGACCAGTTGCGCTTTCCGAATGGAGACGTACCCATTCCATGACAGCCTGTGAAGCTGACGGTCCAATCGGGTCGCGTAAAGTGACGTTGATTTCTTCCCAGTTGTAGCGTCCGATAACATAATTGCTGGTGTTCAAGAAAGGTATTTCAACTGAATTCTGGGTAATACCAGGACGTGAACAGCTGGCAACCCACCACTCTTGAATACCCAAGTCTGAAGGGAATCGGAGCAAAAACCTGTTTTTTCTCAATAATTCGTATGTTACAGGAGCTTTTATTAACAAATCACTCATATCTTTTCTGTTTTTTTATCATTTATTTGTATATAAATAGTAGAGAAATAATTTTTTTGGTTATATATAGTATGGAAGGAAAAAAAGTTACAAAATTTATAGAAAAAGCTAAAAAAACACACGGTGATAAATATGATTATTCAAAAGTAGAATATGTGGATAGTCGAACTAAAGTATGTATCATATGTCCTGAGCATGGTGAATTTTGGCAAACACCGTCACAACATGTCAGAGGAAATGGTTGTCCTTTATGTGCAAATGCCAAGCGCGGTAAAAGAACCATGACCACTGAGTTATATATTGAAAAGGCTAAAGAGGTACATAGTGATAAATACGATTATTCAAAAGTTAATTATGTAAATCCAGACACTAAAATATGTATAATATGCCCAGAACATGGTGAATTCTGGCAGTTACCTTATTCACATTTAACTGGTCACGGTTGCCCAAAATGTAATCACAAAAATTTAAGTTTGGAGGAATTAATTGTTGAATTTAATAAAGTACATAATAACTACTACGATTATTCACTTGTTACTAAAGGCAAATTAAAAACAAAAGTAAAAATTATTTGTCCTAAACATGGGGTGTTTGAACAAACAGCAACCAAACATTTAAAGGGACAAGGATGCCCGTTATGTTGGCATGAACGTCATGGTGAAATGTCAAAGGTAACAAAGGAAGAATATATTGAGCGTGCTAATGAGATACATGGAAATAAGTATGATTATTCAAATGTTGAATTAAATGGACTTCATAATAAAATTAAAATTATATGCCCTAAACATGGTGAATTTGAACAATTGGCTTATGACCACTTGAATGGTCATGGTTGTCCTTCGTGTTCTGTAATGTTATCAAGGGGTGAGGAGGAAATATATAATTTCATTAGTAATTTAATTGGTAAAGAAAACGTTGAAAGACGTAATAGGAATATTTTGGATGGAAAAGAAATTGATATTTATATACCATCACTTAAAATGGGAATTGAATATAATGGTATTGTATGGCACTCTGAAAAATTCAATAAAGGTAAATATTATCATTTAGAGAAGACGGAGAAATGTTTTGAAAAAGGTATTAAACTATATCAAATATTTGAGGATGAATATGAAGAACATAAAGAGATAATACTTGGTAAAATTAAACATTTATTAAATAAAACAGGCGGTATTGAACACGTACCAGCCAGGAAAACCGTAATCAAAGATATTGATATCAATACATCAAAGGAGTTTTTATCAAAATATCATATACAAGGCTACGGAAAGGCTTCTGTATATCTTGGTTGTTATTATAATGATGAACTGGTTGGTGTAATGACATTCAAAAAGGATGGTGTTGATAAATGGGATTTAACCAGGTTTGCTACCAATTACAACTATATTTGTGTTGGTGTTTCTGGTAAATTGTTAAAATATTTCACAGATAAGTATAATCCAATTGAAATTAAAACATTTGCTGATAGAAGATGGACTATTGACAAAGATAATAACCTATATACCAAGATAGGTTTTGAATTGGATAAAATAGAGGCTCCAGATTATAGATATACAAACGGAGCAGGACAGTTCAGAAGGCATAAATTTAATTTCAGAAAAAATACATTGTCAAAGAAGTATGAATTGCCATTGACCATGACTGAGAATGAAATGTGCAAACAGTTGGGGTTTTATAAGGTGTGGGATTGCGGATTGTTCAAATATGTATGGAAAAAGCCTGCGGTTGAATGAACAGCAGGCTTTGATTTTTTTCTGGTGTAAAACAAATTTGTTTATTTTTCTGGGCTGACCTTATCTTCAACGGCTTTGTCGACCAGCAAGAATATTTTTTTCAAAAGTTCATATTGTGCGCTTTCTGGATTCTGTGCAAGTTTTCTCAGACCTTCAAGTGTCGAAACACGTATACTGGTGATAAGTTTGGCAACCTCTGGGTCTTCATCCAGTGGGTTTGGTTCCTGACCCTCCATCGGCTGTTGTCCCTGCATCTGTTGTTCAGGGCTTTCGGCTGGCATTCCGCCTTCCTGTGGCATTTGTCCAGGCTGGTTGTTCATCATTTCTTCCCCGTCTTCACCGTACACAAGACCTTCCAGAGTGATTTTCCTGGTATTGGTTTTATTCAACAGCTGTTTCATTTCGGAAATCAGTTGTCTGGTATTGTCAGTATTCTTGTTCATATTGTTAAAATACTTTATTTTCGATTATTATATATAATAAATATATCAGTTTTTGAATTTTAGGGTAATTATTTATAAAAATCGGAAACCATGAAAAAACAACCGACAAAAAAGACGAATGCAGTTCCAATAAAGGATGAACGCAAGGTGAAGCTTGTGAAAGGACCACGCGGGCGGGTGATAAAAAGGGTAAGCAAACCAAAATACGGAACGTCCAAACTGGAATCCGATTTTGCCAGGGAATTTCTGGACAAAATAGGGGTCAAGTACATATACCAGTATGAAGCAAAAGATATTGGAAGATTTTTTGACTTTGCTGTCACTGCGTACAACAACATAAATTTCATCATGGAAGAGAAAGACGGGATTGAATGTGTCAAACAGGAAGGACAGAATTTTCCAGTTTCGTTTCTGATTGAGGTGGATGGTGGTTTTTATCACAGCGACCCGCGTGTTGTGAACGAACGCAAGCTGAATCCGATGCAGAAACACAACAAAATTGTTGATTTTATCAAAGACAGATGGAGCGGATTGCATGGGTTGCCTTTGCTGAGGATATGGGAATATGACATAAGGAACAACCCTAAGAAAGTTTTCGACGACCTGTACAGGTATCTTGGCGACGGATACAGGAGGAAACGGATAAACGACAGGAAAAACAAACCCCACTAAAACGGTTTTTTGCAATTTTTTACAATATGACATATATTATTGTATAATATAACTAAAAAACAAAACCACTATGGAAGCGATTCTTAAAGTGCCATATAATTATTCAGACCCAGACCATGACTTTGACTGCAGCGAGGAGTTCGTGTTTGACGGTACTGAGGAATCTGTTATGAAATGGAAACAAATGAAACAGGAATACGAGAAAAAAATGGTTTCCGTATATAAGAAATACAAACCAATCATAAACAGAAACATTCACAAGCTCGGCACAAATCTGGCAATCAACAACGAGGGTGAGAAAGAGAAAACCAACTACAAACAGCAGAAAGTCTATTTTACCGACACGAAAGCTATCGTGAGGGATATTGACAACAAGGAGATTTTCATTGAAGACCTTATCAATTTTTACAAAAGCGGTGAGATGTTCATTATAGACATCCAGTTGCCGATATACGAGAAAAACGAGGAGCTTGAACCAGAAATAAAGGGGTGGATTCGTGAAACCAGTAAGATAAACAACTGTGTTGAGATGACGGACGAGGAAAAGATAACTGGTTTCACCAAGAGAGACCTTAAGCTTGAATTTCCAGGCAACAAGACGAGCGCGTTGCTGAAAGACACAAAAATGATTGACATTGTCAACAACCATACGTTCGCGTTTTTGGTTGACGAAATAATTTTTTTAAAAAACCGTGATTAAATGGCATCAAAAGAAGAACAACAAAAAGCATTGAACGAGAAAAGAAAATTGAGGAACAAACAGATTGCACAACTTAGAGCTTCAAACGAAATGCTTGAAAGCACTAAGGAAACCATTATCAAAAGATATGGCGAAGGGAGCGATACAACGGAAAAGCTTTTGAGTGATATCGACGTAGCCAAAGAACAAAATCTTGAACGTGCCAAGAGTTATCTTGGAGCAAGCCAACATGAAGTCGAATCCATACAGTACAACAAAGTCAGTCCTAATGAGGAAAAGGCTTATTATGACAGGCTCAAACGCCAAGGGAAATCCGACGAGGAACTGCATCAGAAAGACTTGACGCAAGCCAAGGCAGGCAAGAACATTGCGAAAACCACAGAAAAACCGAAGTCAAAACTCGCTGAACTCACGGAACGCCTCAGGAATCTCAATTCCAAGAACAAGGTGGACAAAGACGAGGAAGATGACATGATGATGGAGATACCGCCCGAGGAAATCATTGCACCTAACGCTGGCGATATCACATTGCAGCCTATCGGCGAGACATTCGATGACATACCGCTTGAGGATATTGGAAAACCTATCAGTGAAACCGAAGAGAATAACGGTGACAAAACGGAAGAGATTGTCCAGGAAGCTGTCCATGTTGTCAGTGAAAACAAGCCAAGCGGGGTCAAAATGAAAGAATGCAAGGATTTCGACCCAAGGGATGTGCCCAGCTATGTCCAGTACGACATTATTCCTCTTCCATCAAAGGGTGAATGCTATCCACACAAGAAGGGCAGTCTGCCAGTGGCATATCTTACGGCGGCTGACGAAAACCTCATCACATCAAGGAACATGTATGAGAACGGTAGCATGATTGATATCATATTGGAGAGGAAAATCCTGGATAAGTCAATCAGGGTTGCTGACTTGTGCAAGGGTGATAGGGATGCGATTGCAATTTGGTTGAGGGCGACCGCATATGGCAGCGATTACCCTATTGTCGCCACTTATCAAGGCGAGGAAATCCAGAGCACGATAGACCTGTCCAACATCAAGTTTCTTGACTTTAACCTTAAAGGTGACGAGAACGGCTGGTTTGACTACAAAACAGGGAACGGCGACGAAATCAAGTTTAAGATTCTGACTTCTGGTGAGGAAAGCGACCTGGTGAAGAATAATATGCTTGCTAACGACATTATCAACAGGTCTAGCATTGTTGAGAACATGGACAAGTCGATAAACTACATCGACGGTGTTGAGAGTAACGACAAGGAAGAGGTCATTGAGGCTTTGAAACTGGTGAAGAACTGGTGCCTTAATGTGAATTTCACAGCTGAAAGCGCACAGAAGCAGGTGTATTCGACATATATCACGGACAGGATGGTTGCCCAGACGATGTCGGTCAACGGAAACACGGACAGGGAATACATCAAGGGATACGTGGAGAACATGAGGGCAAACGACGCAATCGAATACAGAAAGTACGTCAACGACAACATCCCTGGTGTTGACCTTAACATAACAGTTCCAATTCCTGAGTCAATGGGAGGTGGCTCTTTTGACACCTTTCTATCAATCGGAGAAACTATTTTCATTAATGTATGACGGTTATGAAAAGAACCTTCAGACCGAACTTTACACTGTACACAAGAATTTGAAGATACCGTTCAATGAATTGTACGACATGCCAGTAATGTTCAGACGGGATTTGATACAGATACACAACAAGATTGTGGAGGAAGAAAACGAGAAGATGAATAGAAAGGCAACGTAAAAGTTGCCTTTTTTTGTATTTATATTTGATAATACATTGAATTTTTATACAATGACAGACACTGAATTGGAAGAATTGAAAAAAGCGATAACAGACGCTATATCAACAGGGTTTTCTACTGTAGAAAATAATAATAACAATAATAATAATAGTCCTATATTTAGAAATCGGTTAAGTGATTATGAAAAATTAAAATTAAAGGTATTAAGAAAAAGAAAAGATAAAACCGAAAAAGAAAAAGACACATTTAAAAGTTTAAGGACTAGACACACAAAAAATGTAGCCAACACACTTGAACAAATAAATAAATTAGTTTCAGCAGGAGCACCTGCTGTTAAAGCGATATTTACCGACATTCCATTAGCACATAAAAAATCAGCTTTACAAGAACAAAAAAATTTATTTGACAAGTCACAGAAAATATTTGAGGCTAATATGGCAATGTCAACAGTCGTTGCTGAAAACGTTGCTACAACAATAACATCGTTTACAACTAAGTTGGCTACTGAGGCGGCTAGGGATTTGAGACAAGGGGCAAAACAGGAAGCTGCTGCTAGAATAAAATTAGCAAGAAGCACACAAATGGCTGAAAGGGAGTTTGCTGTTGCTGAAACTGAGCGAAAAATAACCGAACAGAAGACTGTGACAGAAGGAAGTGTGAGTATAGTAAAAGGTGTTGGAGGTATTGTTAGTAGTGTTACTGCGTTTTTTGGACCTTTGGGTCAGGCTGTCGGTGCAGTTGTAAATGCATTGACTGGAATGGTTTCAACCGTAATAGAGACTCAATCAAGTATGAACATTGCTCAAAAAGAATTTAGTCTTGAAAAGATTAAACAGCAGAATGAAGTGTATGATATGTTAATGGGTAACGTTGAACAAGTTGTGGATAAAGTAAAAAAAATTGTGGACTCGATTGATAGTGCAGCAGATGCTGTAAATGACTATATACGTGAAACCGATACAATATATAAGAATACTGGATTGATGTTTGGTTTTGTTGGTGACAAGTTTTCATCATCAATGCGCAAGACTGCAATTGAGACAGCCAGGATTTTCGGTATTACGGCAGAAGAGATGAAAACAATGCAGGAGAGTTTCATTAACTCTTCAAGCCGAAGCCTAATGTTAACGGGTGACAATTACAACCAAATGACAGCAATATCCAAAGTTTTCGGAGTTTCTCAGGGTGAGGTGTCCGATATTATGGGTACAATGAACATTTTTAATGTGTCAGCGGAGAGTGGTTATAATATGTTTAACAACATATATAAAACAATAACTAAAATGGGACTGTCAACAACAAAGTTTGGTAAAGAATTGAATAACAATCTTAAGTTGGCACAAAAATACAATTTTAAAGGTGGTGTTGAAAATATGATGAAAATGACCAAGTGGTCACAACAAACACGCTTTAATTTAAATAGTGCAACTTCTTTGGCTGATACATTCATAGATGGCACATTAAGTGATGTGTTGGAAAAGTCGGCTAGGTTGCAAGTGCTTGGCGGTGCTGCGGCTATGTATTCAGACCCGTTTGGAATGTTGTATGATTCTGGCGCAGATGTCGGGAATTTGGCTAAAAGAATGGCGGCTATGCTTAGTGACATTACACCTACCTTTAAGGAAGATACAGGTGAATTTGAATTTGGGTTTTATGGCAATAAACAGATAGCAGCTGTTGCAAGAGCCCTTGGAATTGACCGAGGCGAAGCATTTAATGTGGCGCGGCAAAATGCGAAACAAGGTGTCATAAATAGAATATTAAATGGCTTTGGGTTGGATGAAGACACTTTGACAGCATTAGGTAACAGGGCTGAGTATGATACTATAGAAAAAAAATGGAAAATCAACACAGCAAATGGTGTTATGGATATTGAAGATGTTGCTAATATGGGGGATAAAGACCGTGCCGCTATTTTGTTACCAGATAATGAGGAAGACAGTCTTATTGAGATAGCCAAAAATACAAGAAGCATGGTTGAACTTGAGGAGATAGCAAAAAAATATTTTGAGGCTGTAACTGGTTCAAAGTTGTATTCAACAGCAAAAGAAGCATCCGAGAAAAATATTGAAACACAGCAAAAGTTGCTTAATGACTCAGAATATACAAAACAATTGGCTGCTTCAATAAAAGCAACTGCAGATATTGCGGCGGCAGAAACACAAGCCACTTTAGATTTTATTAATAATGATGCCCCAGTAATAGCACAATATAGGAATTTTGTAATAGAACAAATAAATAAGATAAGTGCTATATCAGATAATGAAAAAAGTATACTAAATAGTTTGCAAGAAGGCGGTGTTGATAATATGAGCAAGTTACTTGGTACAATATCACAGATTTTAATTGAAGAAGATGAAGATGAAAGAAAAAAATTAATAAATGATTTTCGTGAAAAAAATGCTGATAATAGAGCTATGAGAGATATGCTAGCGCAATTTACTGGGGTATCTAACACTTATGGTCTTGATGATGTTCTTAGATTTAATCGTAGGTATTATGAAATACCGCAATATTTAAGGGCTCCGTATTATGAAGCAATAAATGCAGATTCTGAAAAATTAACAGGTAAAGAAATTGGTGACCAAGAAATTTCACGATATATTCTCGTCGGACAATACAATAATTCTCAGATACATGATGGTATAGTTACAAACAATGGGGCTGTCAGTGTAAGAACACATCCAAGAGACCAATATCTTGCAGCAATGCCAAATGGTCCAATAGATAAAATTTTAAGTCAGATAATACCTGGATTGCAATTGCTGGTTTCGCTGTTTAGTGGTAGAAACAGCTTAAACAACAATATGAATGTCAATTTGAATGGTAGTCTTGTCGTTTCAGACAATGGCTCAACAATCAACCTTGTTGAATTAATTAAAAACAATCCGTCAGTTATGAGCAGTTTGATTGCTATGATTCACAGAATTGACGAAACCAACAACAGTGGTAAGCCAAGTAGGAATTATATGGTATAAAATTCAACAAACAACTAAATATATTATATAGACAATATTGGTAAAAATATAGATATAAACACGGGTCAAGATGGCAAAATATGACGACATAAACAGTGGTTCACTCGGCAGTTTCAGTGATATTCTGGCAGGCATGGCAATCAACACGGCAATGACGATGGCGAGAGGCTTGGTTATGGAGTTGAGTTCGTCGAACATCGGCAATTTCAACAAAATGAACCATGATTTCATGAGAATCCATATGATGCGCAATGCATATGAGAGGATAATCACGTTGAACACAGTCGGTGAGAATGCGTACCGTAACGGTGATGGTGACGCTACCGCCACTCCTGCGCTGTACCCGTCGTACACCAGGGGCAACAACTATATGGAGTTTGTTGTCGACGCCCACGACGGTTCAAGAGTCGGTCAGATGACAACCCGAATACAGACGGCTGGTGAGGAAAATGTCAACCTGTATTTTGATGCAAAGGGTGAAATAACAAATCTGCAGCCTAATTTCACAGGAAAATACACTGACAAGAATTCAATCTTGTATAAAACCAGAAAACTGTTAGACAACAACAAAATAAAGACGATAATATCCCAGTTCCATACCACTGGAGTAAGTTATAACGGTCAAATAGGAAGCAAGCAGTATGGTGAATCCCACGGCAGGAACCTGTTGACAAAAAAAGCTGAAAACGGAGGAGGGGCATATGATGCCCATGGATATGACAACCCGTACTGCAGGGTGTGGACACAACATTACAAATATGACACGTTAGCAAGAACCATCAGAGGCGGTTCCAGTGAGCCCGATGTTAAGGTTGAGGGGAACATGAACATATGGGACAATTTCGAATGGGGTGTGGATATTGACGGCAAACAGGATACACACGAGAAAGACGATTCCAAATATTTGGGTTCTAAAGGTGAGAACTACTATTATGCATGGAGGGGTGAACATAACCAAACCAGGAGAAAGGAAAACACGGTTCTTGACCCGAAAAACACTGGAACGAATCTTGTCAACATAACGCCAAAATATCTTGGTGGCGAGAGCAAAAACATACACACGAAGTCGTGCATGTTCTCAATCGAGAATCTTGCGTGGAAGGATTATGACCCGTATTCGTTCGAGGAGGCGCTGTCATGGGAACAGCGTGGACCGTTCGGAGGCAGGATAATGTGGTTCCCACCATACGGAATTGAAATAAACGAGACAGCAAGTGCCAAATGGAACACTAACGAGTTTATCGGAAGGGGTGAGCCCGTGTATACATATGTGAATTCCGAGAGGACTGGTAACTTGTCGTTCATTATGCTTACCGACCATCCGTCTTCAGTCGACTATGCAACCTGGTGGGACAACAAAAGAAACAATGAAAACGACTATCTGAGGTATTTTGCTGGCTGCTTTGACAATGATAAAGACAACAGTAAAGGACATACTGGCGGTTTGGAAATCCGTCCGCCTGATATGGATGACGAATATTTCAATATCAATCCGCCTTTGGTTCAGGCTGAGAAAACAACCAAAAAAGTGCCTAAACAAGTGCCTGCCACAGAAAACATTGAAGTTAAGTTTAATGTGTTTTTCCCGAACAATTATTCTGGTTTAGACGACAGGTATACAAAACCAGACAGTGATGTTGACGCTATAATGTACCTGTTGTTTGGTCATTACACCCAGAAAACAATAAAAAATCAAAAGTTGGCGGATATTCCACTTAATGAAAGTACTAACATAAACGACAGTAATATTGATAATTTTCCTGGTTATGAGATGAGAAATTTTAGACAAAATGGATTGACAAATCATAAACAATCAGGAGATGCTAAAATTAGAAATTATGCATACAGATGTGATAGTGATAGAGAAAGTGAGAAGTTAAAAACCGCTAACTATAATGACACTACATGCTATGGACTGAATTTATCAATTAATAGTCAAAAAGTAACGGTTGGAAATACTGATTATGATTTGGCTAAAGGTGATAAATATTATTCATTGGCTGAAGTTGCCGCTGCATTGTATAAAGTGAAAGGTGGAGACAGTAATAAATTATCGGATATATTATTATCAAATAAATTTGGTCTTACAAGAGACAGAGTTGATGGTTTAGTTAAAATTTTCAATGACTATAATTTGGTTTCCATAGAATGTAAAGGATGTGCTAGTAATGCTGGTAGTAAAAATGAAACTTTATTTACACAGAGAGCTAATACCATAGGAAACTGGATTAGGAGTGTGGATAAATGGAAGAATGTAAGCGACCCTTCCACTAATACCGATGGAACAAGGATAGATGAGGCATTATCCAGCGCTAATAGTGCAAAGGATGTCAAGATGAACAGAAGGGCTGAATGCACATTAAAGTTTGACAAAGAAGTAAACAACACCGTAGATGAAGATGTAGAAATTCAGGACAATGAGAATGGAGATTACTATCCTCATTATAAAGGTTTTAAATATTTTGATTCAACAATAGTTGAAGGTGAGTTGTGGCATTTTTATACAAAAGAAAGTAGCACATATTTTTACGAACAGAAAGCAACTACTTCAAACAATTATGATGATAGTGGCGCAACGGAAGCAACAGTTACCGAGCAACAATTGTATGATATATTTAATAATGAACTGTTCAAGCCAAAAATGGAATCGGATGGCAATGATGCTAATGGATACTGTTTTGGTTGGGAACTTACAGCTATAGGTAAAAAAGTTGCGGCATTGTTATGTACAAGTTTTGAAAGCGTTGTTAAAAAAATAACAGGTTCAGACGAATTGTCATATATAGAGAGACCAGAGTTTGACACATTATGGAAATACGGAAAAGCAAATAATCTTGCAGGAAATGTCAATGAAGATAGTTCACTAGCGAATGCTGCTATTAGTTTAGCAGACAGACAAATAAAGTTCACAAATGAGGAAGAGAATTACATTCGTCATGTGTTTTTTAATGAAAATGACAAACAAACATCATTGAAAAATATTAATGAGTTGGAGTCTTACATAATTCTGTACCGACTGCTGGACTGTGTATCTAAAGTCAAACATGAAGACAATACAGAGCGTGAAGTGTGTAACGAAGCTATTGATGATGAAATGCTCCAAAAACGGGTAAGCAATGTCACTGAATGTACAGACAACCTTTGGGTTGACAGGGGTGACGGTATGTTGATTCAGGGTTGTTATATTGAAAAATACGGAAAAGACTTGGTTAAAAACAGAAAAGACGAATTCAACAAACTGAGATATGACCAGGAATATCGTTTTTATAAAAACTATGAGCGAGACCATCCTTTAATGTTCGAGAGATTACAGGAAAAACTGAAATATTTCAATCCTGCTTTCCATTCAATGACACCAGAGGGATTTAACATGAGATGTAATTTCCTGCAGCAGTGTACAAGACAGGGCAACACGAAGACAATGTCCGATAAATATGGAAGAACAGCGAACAACTTGGCGTTTGGTCGACCTCCTTATTGTGTATTGAGGCTTGGCGATTTCTATTACCAGATGATAGTCATCGACAGTGTGTCGTTTGACTTTAATGTGTCGGACGGTTTGCAGTGGGACTTGAATCCAGAAGGAAACGGTGTCCAGCCTATGCTTTGCAAGGTCAACATCAGTTTCAAATTCATCGGCGGCGGCGATATAACAGGTCCAGTCCAGCGTCTCCAGAATGCAATGTCGTTTAACTATTATGCCAACACGTCATTCTATGACAACAGGGCTGACAGGGTCGAATACCAGCCGACCAACTGGCAGACCATGGGCGGTGCTGACAATAACGAAATTGACACTGAAAAATCATACGCTTACCTGGCGAAGAATTATGACAACACACCTTTAATTAATAAGACCGTTATAGATAACAGTAATAACAAATAACACATATGTTGATTTCGGAGACAAAACTGTGTGAAATAATAAGCGGCGTTGTATACAGGCTGATTGCCGAGACAAGTGCTTGCCTCGGTGCTGAGTACTATTCGGTCAGGTATCTGGCACATGACGTCAAAAGCGGCAATCTTGACGCGATTGACAAGGCATCGTTGATAATGATGAACTACGTGCCAGTCAATTCGGTGCTTATACCCATTCCGTCACATGAAGGAAAAGCCACATATACACTGAAACTGGCTCAGTTTATCGCAAAAAGAACAAAGTCAAGGGTATTGGACATACTTTATTCAAATCCAAGGGAAATGTTGTACAAACAGAAACGGAAAGGTGTTGATGTTTCCAAAATTAATCTCGGTTTCAACGTCATCCAGGATGAAAAAATTGAAAAAGCATTAAAAACAACAAGAAATATCATACTGATTGACAATGTGGTTGACAGTGGAGCCACATATGAACAGGCTAAAGCGGCAATAAGGGATGTTTATGGTGTAGAAGCCTGGATGCTGTCGCTTGGCGCAGTCGTAGACCCGAAAAACAAGGGTTATGATGTGATAAGGAGCATTTATCCAAACAGGAGAAACTTGTATGAAGACAATGGAGAGGGAGCATGAATCAGCTCCCTTGTTTTTTTGCTGTTTAAATAATTATATTATATATAATAACAAATAATATGCCAGAATATTACAACAGATACAGTAAACTGACCAAAGACGGTCAAGTATTGGAGATAATTCCGTTTGCCAAGATATCAAAAGTGGGCAGTGACGTTTATTTGACTTATGACAAATCCAAGATGAGGATGGACACACTGTCATACAAATATTACGGAGACCCTAACTACGGGTGGCTGATATTGCAGGCAAACCCAGAATACAGCGGTTTTGAATTTTCAATACCCAACGGGGTGGAATTGAGAGTACCGTATCCGCTTGATTCAGCATTGTCTAGGTACGAAAGCTCGCTTAATATTTGGCTAAACGAACACACTGAATAACATGAACGACGGAAACAGGATATGCTATGTCGACCCCAATGATGTAAGGGGTAACATTAATGGCAAGCCATTGACTCCAGACTACACGGAGTTCAACATAGCCTGCTATTTGTATGTCGAGAAGAACTCGCGTGCAATGAACCAGGCTGCTGGAGACAACGTGGCTAACAAGGATTTAAGTGTTGCATATAATCTGACAGAACCAGGCGGTTTTCTGTCGGTTATGAGGGGCAAGGATTTCGGTGACCACAATTTTCTTACAACCGATTATATCAATATTGATTATAATGAGGTGAAGGACAGGACGATAATTGAAGGTTTGCAAATGGAGAGCGTGAATATAAGTTTCACCAACTACCAGACCCCGCAGATTACAATCAAGTTTGTCGACATAAGAGGCGGTGGATTTTTCGGGTGTGAAGAGGCAACCCACAACGAATATGGTAATCTTTCAAATCTAAGTGTTGATGAAAACAATAATTTGGTTGACAATTTTTTCAGTTGTTTTGTGTCTTTCCCTTATCCGAAATTCAAGCTGCAGGTTAAAGGCTTTTACGGTAAAGCCGTTACATACCAACTCACATGTACCAGTTTCAACGGGAATTTCAATTCAGCCACAGGTAACTTTGAGATAGTTGTCCAGTTTATTGGGTATGAATACGGCATGCTGGGTGACATACCGTTTGAACTGCTGGTGCAAGCACCGTACACTTCATATGGAAGGGATTATTGGGCTAAACATGAAAATTCACCTGAATGGCAATTGGACAAAAACGGCGGTGAAAAGCCAATAAAACTGAAAGAGTTTTTCCGTCTGGTCAAAAGCGAGATGGATGATAACAGTAGTACCACTGGAAATAATGCCGCTGATATAAATACAACAACGGTTGTACTTGGATATCAGACACAAATACAAAACGTACAAAAGATAATCACAGCTTTGAATGATTTTAAAACAGCTGTTAAGAATGCTTTCGACCCACGATTTGTGGTTGAATGTACAAATGATGAAGAAAACATACTTGTAGTTTTTCATGATAGTGGTCTTGAAGGGGTTTTGGGTGCTAACAGTATTATAGATGAAAAAGTTGTACCCAGGATAACTCAAGAAATGTGTGATAAAAGAAATGAATTGAAAAAACTGATTCAAGATTATAATAGAAACTATGCTAGTGAACCTGGCGGGGCAATATCAGAGAATTTAATACCGAATTTCGGAAATAAACAAGATAATGACTGGAAAATCGATAACAACAAGGTAACTTCACAAAAATTGTTGTTTAATAACAAAAACATTTCTGCTTTGACTGGGTTAATATTGCCGAAAATATACAATGGTGATAATATTGAATTAGTTGACGGTTTTGATAACATCCTTTATGACAATTTAAACAAGTTAACTTGGTTTCATCAAAACATTGACTTTAAATATGTTTTTGCTATTGATTGTGGTAAAGGTGTGAACGAACTGAATCAAAAAGTTCTTGAAATTGATAATGCAAAAAATGATATTCTTTATAATTTTGAGTCAGCCAAAATGAAAGATATCCAAAATATCTTGCATATGAGTCCGTTCATTGGGCGGTATTATAAGGTGGTGATGTGTCATTTGGAGACGTTTGTGGCGTTGTTCGACAATTGCGCGAAAACAATTTACAACCAGATGCTCCAGGGATATAGAGCTCCAGAGCGGCTGGGTATAACCAACCTGGACATACAGACCGATGCACCTTCAAAAACGTTTAGTAAGGGGGTGCCGCCTTTTCCCGCGGTGTATCAGAAATATTCGACGGTGTCCGAAGCCGAAAGTGTCTTGAATGACAAAAGCGGAAACATAGTAAAAAATGTTTGGATTGGCGATTTTCCTGGGGATTGGGAAGAAAAGAAACTGGTAAACGAGTTTTATGACAACACACAAATCGCCAGTACCGAAGGCACCAATACAGCATTAAGCACGTTCAATTCCAATACAGGTGAATATGACGGTTGCGATTTCGACCCGTTCACGTTCATATATGAAGGAATTCCAAACTATGCATACTCATCAATCGACGGGGCACTCCTTTTCATCGGACTTCAGCTTGAAACCACCCTGCATTTGATACATGGCGGTAAACTTGATAGTGAAAAAGCCAAGAAGCTCGGTGAATATAACGCTTACATATTTGCGAAGAAAGAACCGCTATATATATACAATATAGTGGAACAGTTAAACAAGGAAGAGTCTAATCTGGCTAGTTTCCTTTATAACTCAATAGTATATTGTACCGAGTTTGCTAATCAAGACCCGCTCAAATATGAATTTATACACAATAAACATAAAGGAAGGCATCCTATCTTCATAGAAGACAACAATAAAGTCAAATACAGTTATACGACAGCAGCAAACAATAAAGAATTCATTCCGACGAAAAAGGTTGAGTCGTTACAAAACAGTAATCCGATAGCAACCGATTTTAAATCTGATGGACAGAATAATATAACACCATATTCAAAAACAGGTGACTATTTTATTGTTAATGGCAGTGATAATAAATATATAGGTGAATGCACAGGCACAAAACAGTTTGAAATTTATAATCCAGACCAACAGAAAAATGTTAATACACAATATAATTCATTTAAAATTGGAAATACTAAAGTAGGCAATAAGAGTTCAGAAGAATACAATAAAGTGGTAAACTGGTTTGGCACCGAAACAGTTCCAATCAGAAATAGCATTGACAAATACAAAAGTTTTGAAGACCAAAATGTCGATTTATCCGAACTGTTAAACAATGATTTTAAAAATAATTTTACACGAAGAATTATATACTAATGGCTGCAGAAAATTTTCATATACATCGATGTGGTTTATATAGTCATAACCATATGTTTAATGTTGGTGGATATTATTCGTTTAATTTGTTTACTCATCCGTTTTATTATATACAAAATACTATAAACCAACAAGATGTGAGGGATAAAGTGAAATGTCTTTTGTTTCTTCATACTTTAGATTTTAAATATGAGGAAATAAGTTGCCAGTTTGATAAAGGAGGATTCTATTCGTTACCGAAAGGTTATCTTTTGTTGCTTGGGGGTTTGATTTGGCGTAAAAGATATTATGAAGCAAACAACAATACCGACCCGATATGTTACAAAGAAGGAAGAATTAATTTTATGTTTCCGAATGAATATGATTCATTGTTATTAAATTTAGACAATGAATGGCGGATAGGTATAAAGTTAGGTAATGGAAAACATGCAAATTATAAAAAATACACTGATATAGTACAGTTTAATGACCCTGTAATAGAAAACAAATTAGTTTCATTATTTGAAAATTATGTCAGTTATGAATTTCAGGAAATAAAAAAAGCGGTTGAGTTAAAAAAAATAGACAGCAACAACAAGACACGGCTTTTGACAGCTGTGGATATGCAGAATCTATATAACACACTCTATAATGGCTGCAATACAATTGGTGAGGCAACGGAATTAGTAATGGATACGAGTCAAACAATAAACGGCTTAGATTTCAAAATAACTAATTTTGCGGGCAATTATGAATTGATATTCCCGTACAAAGGAGCACTAGAAGGTTATTTCACCGACGACAACAATATAAACCAATATTATGAAGATTTGTACGATGCCGACAATTACGGTAGCCTTGTTGTCCATATACCGAGCATAAATGCAAACCAGCAAGATTTGACAAAACAGGCAGTCATTTCATATTTCCAAGGATTTGCTGATATGTTGAAACAATGCAACAAGCTTAATGTCCAACAACAGGAAATCAACCAGTCAATTGAGACCGACGAACCTGATGTCAAAGACTTCAAGTGTGAGATATACTATACACTTAAAAACATTTGGGACAGGTGGCTGTGCACATACTACCATGACACGAAAAAAACAAATACAGCTTCCAGTGGGCTTGACATTTTCAAGGTACAGAATTTTTTCGACAACAACTTCATGTTCATTGACAGTTTCTACAACAACATATATGACGTGCTCAGGCTGAACTGCAGTAGTGTTTATAATGAATATATGAACAAGGAGAACAATCAGACACATCTTGGTGTGTCAACTGTCGCCCATTTGGGCAATGTCGCTTCCAATCACATGTGCATGCTGTTCAATTTCCCAGACAACGTCAATTTTGCGGAAACTGACAAATACGGAAACAAGAAGTCTGTTGATATGGTGAATAACATGAAACAAGTTTTTACGCCGTTGGCAGCAAACAAAATAGGTGAGCCAGAGTATTCAAACAAATTCACTGTGATTTACACACATTCAGCCAACAAATTGGACACCGTAGACCGTCTCAATTTTGTCCATGACTCGTTTGACATCTGGTCATATGACCAGGGTACTGGGGTTGCTCCCACAATTTTCCAGAATAACCCTGAGGATGATGCACAAGCAACAGAAGCTTTGACCGCGAACAGCCGAATGGCATACAAGGTGCCAGCGTTCGGTGTAGCTTATTCGAGACAGGACAATTCGTTCTGGAAGAACATCAATATCAGCATGGATAACTTCGCTGTAACTGAACAGGCAATCCTTGCCGAAAGTTACATAGCCAACAAGGGCAACAGTGAGAAACACAACATAACATTCTACGGTCAGGATATATATTCACTTTACCAAGCATATTCATATCTTGTTACCGTCGAGATGATGGGCGACGCACAGATTCAGCCTTTGATGTATTTCCAACTGATGAATGTCCCTATGTTCAGAGGTACATACATGATTATAAAGGTCGAGCACAAGATAACCTCAGGAAACATGACCACGACATTCACTGGAATGAAAATGTCCAAAGTACAGGTGCCGTATGCATCCAACTGGTACACCAAGCCAGTCAAGGAAAAAGTCGCTCCAATAACACCAAACATGGACGAGAGTCAAAATGGTGGAGGCAATTTAAACGCCATAGACAAAACTGGTTCACCAACACAAATCAATATAGCGGACGGTGATTTGGCAAGAGCCATCAATAACAATTTATCCAAGACCTTATATTGTGATGATTTTGTGGTTGGAGTATACAATGACGTCCAAAAATACAAAAAATGTAAAACTCGTAACTTAGTTTCTGGTAATTTGATTAGTGACAATTCAACAGGTGAAGATGATAGCGTTAGTATGCTAGAAATGTTGAAAACCAATAAAGACAATTGGTCGGTAATAACGTTTAGTCCGTCAATAACCAACCAGAAATTTGTCAACATGACAACCAATAACCCCAGACCAGTGGTCGGTGACTTACTGTTTGGTTACCATAATGGTCGTGTTAGTGGTGTGCCAGACCATGTTGCAATATATCTTGGTATGCACGATGGTGCAATATATGTGGCTGAAGGCGTTGACAGGATTGAAAATACTGTTTATAACCAAACTAATAAAGTACAAGTAATCGCAATACAAAAAAGCCGATTATCGTTAGCTTCGGATAATATAGTTTATTTTGCGAACTGCAAAGCATTGAATGTTAAGCAGACATCCGAATCCAGTAATTATGACAGGAGTAATGAAACACAGACTAGTTATTCGTTTAATGATAACAATTCGTCCAATCCACCAGTATATGTGGATGATACAGATATTAAGCCGTTTAAATTTGGTGAAGGACAATTTGGACTTATAAAAAACGAAGAGAGTATAAAAGTATTCACCCACCCAGATAATGATGGTGTTATAGATGTCGTAAACGGTACCAATGTCACCCAAAATGAAGTGAAAACCAATTTGACAATTTTAGTTAATAAAGTCCTGAAGCCAATTGTTAGAGAAATTGATGCAAATAGCAAGGATATTTATGGAACATCAAACAAACCAGGAAAATTTAAAGCAACAAGTGGTTATCGATGCTGGAAGTATAATAGTTCGTTACCAGGAGCAAGTTCAACTAGTGAACATATGGTCGGTAAAGCTTGTGATTTTAGGTTAGACGGAGGCAATCAAGCGCAAGCCCGTTTTAATATAGCGAAGACCATTGTTAATTGGGCGATTAATAACGGATTTGTGTTTGACCAGTTTATACTATACCCAAATGTTAAATTAACTGGTCGTGACGAAGATGATATGTTAATTTATAATAAATTGCATAATATAGACCTTTTACATATATCATATAAAGGTGGAAGTAGTAGAAGACAAGTTCTTTTCCGAACAGAAGGCGGATATTTAACCTTGGAAATACGTAATGACTTGGCGAGAATTAAAAGAATATTTCGAATCTTATAAAAACCAAATATATTTTGTATATTATATTTGTGAAAAAAATAGGGAACATAGTAACGAAAACCAAGAAAAACATATTTGGCGACATTTTCAATGTCGTCAATTCGTTTGACGACATTATCATGGGAATTCCTACACTTATAATAGGAATTGAGGAAGCGAAGAAACATATTGGCGGTTTCAACATCCTGGAAAAGCACTATGGTGACTTGTGGTGGACGTTCAAGAAGACGGAAAGTCGATGTGAATATGAGGAGGACATAATAGATTTTTACCGATATGCCATACTCAAGGAGGTCGAGAAAAACAGATATGTCTACATAGACCCGATAAGGTTTAAACTCGACAGCATAAAGAAAACCGTCAAGTTCCTGAAGGGAAACGAGAAAAAATACGTGTTCCTGACACGAAATTCAAACTTTATGTTCATATACAGCGAGAAATACAGCACGGTTTTCGGCTTGTCGATTGAATTGTGCGAATATTTCGGTGTGAACAGACATAAAGTGTTTAAATTGCTGAGGAATGCTCAATATGTGCATGACCTGAGCTTCATGAGCGAGGATATAAGGAAAGTTGTTGGGAGCAACACACATTATTTGCCAGTTCTGTATACTTATTTTAATTAATTTCAACAAAAGACACTATTTATATAATAAGATATATAATGCATGATTATGAAGAAAAAAAACGTGGTCAAAAAAGGTGTTAGGGAAAAAAAGACACATGTTAGGACTGCAATAAGGGTCATTAAGCCCGTTAAGAGGGATATTGAAACCAGTGTTGCGGAAATTCTGGAGTCCCCTGCCCAGACCGAAAGCGAACAGCCGAAAAAGCACAACAAGAAACAGGCTAAGCCAGTACAGGTTACAGTGCCTGTGATGGAGAATGCCGACGAAAATAATGAACAAACACTTTAAGCAAAATGAATACAGACGAAAAAGTGAAGAACATCAAGGATATTCTGAATGACCAGCCTCTGCCAGAGAGAAAAGTCAAGGTTATGAAAAAAGAAAAAGGTCTTTATGAACGTACCAGCAACAGTACAATTCTTTTGACTGAAGATAACAAGTTAATGCTTACTGACTAAAATGGACTTGAACGAGACAAGAAAAAGAATGCAGCAGCTTTATGAGTATTCTTTCTACAACGGTGTAATGGAAGACGATGCTCAGGCTGACGACCCTAATGCTATGGGTGGTGACCCTAATGCTATGGGCGGAAATCCTGGCGGTGGAAACGACCCTATGATGGGTGGTGGTGACCCTAATACCATGGGTGGAAATCCTGGTGGTGGAAACAACCCTATGATGGGCGGTGGTGACCCTAACGCAATGGACGGTGGTATTGACGGTGCAAATTTGGCACCGAACGCTGGCATGAATGGCGGTGACCAGATGGGTGACCCTATGATGGGTGGTGACCCTAACGCAATGGACGGGCAGCCAGGACCAGATGACGATGTTGTTGACATAACAGCATTGACTGATGCACAGGATGAACTGAAATCAAGGCAGGAAGAAACTGCTGAACAGCTGCAGGATGTTGACTCAAAACTGTCCACGTTGCTTAATGTTGTTGACAAATTCACCAAAGCATTGGATGCAAATGACCAGAAAATCACTGATTTGAAAAGTGAACTGATTAAAAGAACACCCACAGAGGAAGAGACAATGAATGTTCGTCTGAATGCTGGTGGTAATCCTTTTGACCAGAAACCAGAGGAATTTTGGGACAAGTTCGAGGATATCAACAACCATTACAACATAACATCCAACAACGAAGCTCCGCAATACCAGATAAGGAAAGGCGATATCGACAACGTGAACGACAGGATGGTCAACAACGAGTTTGACGACATTGATGACATGCCGCGCACACTGCATGACTATTTTGTAAAATAAAAACCGAAAACAGTAGGGATACAATGACAGCTTGCAATATCAGCAAAGCTGTCTTTTTTGTTTATATAGGGAAATTTTTGTATATTATATAATGAAAACAATATATAATAATATTTATATTATATCACATGCAAAAACATTCAAAATAAAGTATTAACAATTAACTAAAAATGACAGAAGATGTAAACCAGAATGAAAACGAACTATTCGATGACGGTGGTACAACCAGAAACACCGAGACCCAACAGACAAAAAAGACATTCAATGTGAAAAACTACCTCAACACCAGACTGGGCGAAAACGAGAAAGAGAGAAAAATCAAGATTCGCGTTGTGTTGACCGAAGACATTGACGGTAAGAAGAAATTTGCCATTCCAGTAAACATCCATTCACTTAAGCTTACACTGAACCAGAACAGGCAGAACATGGTAGCCAAAGGCGGCTACAAGTCGTTCATTTGTCTGAATGACCAGCATGTTAAGGAACAGTTCGGAAAAGAAGGATGTCCGCTGTGTGCAAAGAAAAACCAGATTTTCGCTGAAGCCAACTCAGTGGAAGACGCCAACGAGAGAAAAGCCATATGCAAACAGGCTTACTCGTTCGATACCAAAACCTCATATATAGTGCGCTGTATTGAAAGGGGCAAGGAATCCGAAGGCATAAAGTTCTGGCGTTTCAACAAACATGACGACGGCAGTGGTCCGTTCGACATCATCAAGGCTTTGTGGTTGGCTTATAATGAAGCTGGCATCAACATGTTTGACTACAAAAAAGGTGTCGACTTAATTATAACCCTGTCAAAGGCACCCAAGAAAAACGATTCATCAACTGAAAAGACGGCAATCAAGATTATCGCAGATGTGGCTCCTAAGCCTCTCGGCACCGACGAAGAGATTGACATGTGGGTCAATGACCCGAAGGACTGGAAAGACATGTATCGCGCCAAGTCGTTCGAATATTTGTCGTTGATTGCTGACGACAAGACACCAGTTTTTGACCAGGACAACAAAAAGTGGGTTCCTTGGAAAGAGACAAACGACAAGGAACAGGTTGAAATCGAAGCAGCCAAGGAGCTGAAAGAACAAACACAGCAGAAACCTAACACCAATGTGGCTGTGAACGATGACGAAGAATTACCGTTTTAATCTATTTTATGGCTAAACTGTTTTTTATATTTGCCCCAATGAACACGGGTAAAAGCGCCTTTTTGCTGATGAAGGCACATTCTTTCCTTGAGAATGATATTCCGATATTGTGCATAAAGCCTGCCATTGACGACAGGGACGGCAAGGGGGTAATCAAATCCAGGGTCGGGCTTGAAATGAAATGCCTGGCAATCGACACGGATGATGACATAATGGAGATTATCACACAATACAACGCCAATATGGAGGCTGTTGGGATGGAAACACCCAAATGGATTTTGTGTGATGAGTCACAGTTCCTGACTGAACTGCAGGTGGAACAGTTGAGCACCATCGTTGACGAATACAATATAAATGTCATGTGTTACGGTCTCAGGAACGATTTCATGGGTCATCTGTTTCCAGGAAGCAAGAGGCTGTTTGAATTGGCTGACAACATTGAAGAAATAAAGCTTTCATGTGCATGTGGTAGGAAAGCGATTATCAATGCCAGGTTCAACGAGGACGGCGATATTATGACAAACGGTGAACAGATAAAGGTTGGTGGCAACGACATGTACAAGCCAATGTGTCGTAAATGCTACAAGGAAAAAATAAATAACCAACAAAAAGCACAACTTTATGAATAGAGCGTCTCAAACCAAACTAATCGTGGTGTTCTATCTGGGGGTTAAGAATATTGATTCTGCCGACGTGCCAAAATATTTGAATGAATGCAGACAATCACTGCACGACCCTGATGTCAAGACATATATAGTGCCAGACTGTGACACGAATTCATGTCGGGTCGAATGCATCAACCCCGTACTTTTGACATCTGAAAGATACAAGGAAGCGGAAGACAAACTTGATATGCTGGAAAAGCGTATCGCTGATATGTTTAATAAAACTATTTGAAATAAATAATGTAAAACTAATCATTTATGGCAAAACAAGCAATAAAAAAAGGCGCAGGCATTGTCAAAAAGGCAGGCATAGCCGCGTTCAAGGAAAAAAAAGGGATGGTTTACACACCATCTGAAAACAACGAAGTCACGATTGTCAGCAATGCAGACAAACCAATGGAATGGCTCACAATGCCAGAAGCATTCCAGGATGCAACAAAACTGCCTGGCATCCCTATCGGTTATGTCACATCGGTTATCGGACATTCAAACACGGGCAAGACGACACTTCTGAACCATGCAATGGTATCGGCACAGAGGCAGGGATACATTCCTGTTTATTTTGACACAGAGAACGCTTTTTCGTTTGAATATGCTGTTAAGATGGGTCTGGATGCAACCCCAATCTACGGTGATGTCCAGGTTGAGGATGTCGACCCAGAGACGGGTGAGGTGTCATACCATATTGAGAATCGGATTGTCAACTGGGAAGGCAATTTTCTGTACTACAACACAACCAAGCTGGCTGAACAGTACGGCACGTTTGATTACAGTACAGGAAAAGACACAAATAAGAATCGCGGTGAAGCTGTGCTTGAGGACATTGCACGCTGTATGCAGGAACTTATCATAGCCCAGCGCGAGGGAGAAATTGACCAGGGTCTTGTCTTTATTTGGGATTCGGTTGGTTCAATTGGATGCTACAAAGAATACAAGTCACTGTCAGCAAACAACATGTGGGCTGCAGGAGCACTTTCGGTCGCATTCATGAAAGTAGTGAACGATTTGATTCCGTCATCAAGAAAAGTCAGTTCCAAATATACTAACACATTTATTTACATCAATAAAGTATGGATGGACAACACCACCTCGCCAACTCAAGCGATTATGCGTCCGAAAGGTGGCAATGCGTTTAAATATGCAACAAGGCTTGAGATTCTTATGGGTGGTCAATTGACAGCTGGTGTAAAACGCCTTACAGCGACAGCCAAGGGTCTTAACTACAGTTACGGTACGGAGACCAAGATTAAGGTTTTAAAAAACCACCTCAACGCTCCGCATAATGTATGTTATGAAGGACCGCTTGTCGCGACGGACACTGGTTTCATTTCGGTTGATTCATTGGAAGAATATAAAAAGTCACATGTATCTAGAATATTGAAAGAATTACAAGGCATAGCTTCTGAAGGTGTTAAAGTTACAGAAAATGATATTGAGTTTCAAGAGACTGAAGACAATGAAATTTAATTGATTTTAGTAGGAGGGGAGGTATCCCCTCTTTTTTTTTTTATTAAAAATAAACAACTTTTGGATAGATAATATCAAAACACTAATATTTATTAATATGCCGAAAAAATATACATTTGAAGAGTTTAAAGAGAAAATACGTTTGGTTCATGGTAATAAAATTAATGTTGATGAATTTAAATATGTTAATTCTATTACCAAAGGCAAATGTAAATGTAATATTTGTAATAACGTTTGGTATACAAGACCTGATGTCTTATTAAAAGGACATGGGTGTAGAAAATGTTACGATAAAAAAAATTCTGAAAATAGAATAATTTCAAAGGAAGATATTCAGAAAGAAATATACAATAATTGTAGTACTAAAATTACTATTATTGGAGAATATGTTGACACTAAACATAAAGCTGAAGTTATATGTGAAAAATGTGAATACAAATGGAGACCATTAATTAGAGATTTAATAAAGGGACATGGGTGCCCAAAATGTTGTGATAAATGGAGTGGTAGAAGGAAAACAAAAAATGAATTCATTGAAATTGCTAATAAAGTACATAATAACAAATATGAATATGAAATTGATAGTGATTTTATTGTTAATAAAAATTATATACACATAAAATGCCCAAAACATGGTGAATTCATACAACTGGCTGGTGCACATTTAAAAGGGCGTGGTTGTCCAAAATGTAATAATTCATGGTCAAATAGACATAGAACTGTTAGTGATTTTATATCAAAGGCTAATGAGATACATAATAACAAATATGAGTATGATATACTAGATGATTATATTACCAATAATAGTGTAGTTAGTATAAAATGTCCAAAACACGGAAGATTTACCCAAACAGTCAAAAAACATTTACTAGGACAGGGATGCCCTTCTTGTAACGAAAGCCATTTAGAAAAATGCGTTTATCAATTGTTAAATAAAATGAATATTAAATATGAACGCTATAAAAAGTTTTCGTGGTTAAAAAAACAAAATTTAGATTTTTATTTACCCGATTATAATATAGCAATTGAATGCCAAGGGATTCAACATTTTGAACCAGTTGAATATTTTGGAGGTTTATTAGCCTATACTAAAACAGTGGAGAGAGATTGTTTAAAATTAAAACTAGTAACAGAACATAATTTACAAATGGTTTATTATTTGGATAATGATGAATATTTAGAAGAATCTCAAAAACATTCCATTTCATTTAGCGATATCAATAAATTAAAAGATTTCTTGATTAAACTTTAAAAGAAAATTTTCGTCAGAATTGAAATTTCTGTATATTAATAACAGAATTAATAACTAAAAAATTTTAATTATGGAAGGTAAAATCAACAACATTTTGAAACAAATGCAAGACACTCTTACGCTTGCAATCATTGACGGTGAGAAATTCGAAAAAGGTAACAACGCTGCTGGCACCCGTGTCCGCAAGTTTATGCAGGAGCTGAAGAGTATGGCACAGAATGTGCGTGTTATGGTTTCCGACATTAAAAACGAAGACAAAGAGTAATACTTTTATTTATTGAATGAATGCACCTGTAAAACCTGCAGGTGCATTTTACAATTTTTTTATATATGAAAGTAAGGCATTTTAATCTAGAAGACGGAAAACTATTTGTGGATGATTATGGTGATTTTTTACACATAAATGACATTATACTGCTTCTTAAAGGGAAAAGGCACGACAAGCAAGCGTTGGTAGACAAATACAAGGATAGTGAGGTTGATTGGGAAAAAAGGTCTCATGATATGAATGAACAGTGTGTTTATTTGATAAATGAAATTCTAAGTGAAATTTGATTATGGAACAAGAAATATTGTTATTGAAGGAGCCGTTCAGAACCGCATACCGTACAGGAAGCAGCATCGACTATAAAGTGAAACCGAATGGTCCAAATGACCATGATTATGCTAAAAAACATGGGTTTAAAACAGAAATGCATAGTGACTGTAGTTTTTCAGCGTCTGGTATTCCTGGTTTCTCGTTTTCCAGTTATGGCAATTGGGGTTATGAACAGTTCGTTTAAAGTCTAAGAAATAATATGAAAAACTTTTAAAATTTAAGTCACTTTTTAAAACAGCGTGATATTTATTTATAAGAGGGTTATATAATAACCCAAACCAAGGAACCAATGCT